TACCGCCTCTTGCTACTTGCTTTGAACTTGCTAAAGGTCTTCAACGATTCGTTAATGAAAAAATAGCTAAGGAAGTAATCAGCAATTTCTTCTCAGTATTCGTCAAATCACCGATGCCGACAGAAGATATCTTTCGTCAATTTGAACCAGAAGAGATACGAGATTTTTACAAAGTCTTTCCATACGATATTACGATGTCTCCGGGTGGTGCTGTATTCGGTAAACCCGGCGATGAAATTTCGATCATTAAAGGCGATGCCGGGGGTAGTGATTATAGTGCATTCAGCCTTTACAATTACATGATCATATGTGCTGCCGTTCAGGTGCCGTATTCGGTCGTGATGAAAAGATTTGAAGCGAGTTATTCCGCTTCAAGGGCAGAACTAGAAGAGTTCTACGAACGAACGGTTAAAGTTGAACGGCAGCTACATATTGATCAAGTAGATCAACCGATCTACGAAGCATTCATTGGTGAGCTAGTCCTCAATAAGGTCTTAAAGTTCAAGAAGTACTTCAAAGACTATACGGTCAGGAAAGCCCTGAGCCGATGTCTCTGGACAGGTATCGGTCAAGGATCAATCGATCCGCTGAAAGATATCCAAGCAGCCATGCTCCGGGTCCAGTTAGGCGTATCGACGGTGCAACGCGAGGCTATGCTCACCAATGGTACTGATTGGGAAGATAATGTCGCACAACTAGCTGTTGAGAAAAAAGCATTTGAGGATCTAGATCTAACCTATCTAGCCTTCCCTGGACTCCAAAATATTGTCAGGGAAAAGGTTGGGGCAGGTGAAGCAACCGCAGGATCACAAGTGACTAAGCCAAGTGGAGTACCGGGAACCAAAGGTAAAGGTGCTGTGGAAGAGCCATCGCAGGGGCAGACGCAAGAAGAACAACAAGAAGAGCAGAATCAAAAAGGAAATCCGCCGAAGTAAACATGAGTGATGTTTGTGATCTTGATTTTGATGCCGAAGAACAGCCGACAACTGAATTTACGCTAAAAACAACTTTAGAGGAATCAAATTCAATGTCGCCTCCTACATACGAGAAATGGATTAAAAAACAAAATGACTGGCTTAGAAACAATCCACCAGTGCCAGACTAATTTGACACGTGTCAAAATATGATGACTATATCAGCATTAATTAGTCTTTTAATCGTTGCCTTGATCTTGTATTTGATCTGGTATGTGGTTGGGATGTTTATTAAAGGGCAGCCGCATGTAATTATTGGAATTATCCTTGGATTAGTCTTTTTGTTGTATGCTTTACAAACTTTGGGAATACTTGGGTTGCAACATGTGAGATGAAAATTATACCCCACATCCTTGAAAAGGTATTTCATACGCCTTGGCTAATTACAGCCGGAGGATACCAATCTGTATTGACATTAATTAACGCGAAGCTTGCTGAGGCTGGCGATATTGAGAATTACAATCCTGTAAACAATTTAAATACAACGAATCTAAGTTATAATAAGGTCATTACAACGACAACAGGAACAGGTCAGCCATTACCTGAGTTTCAAGGGACTAATCTTGATTGGAAGGTGGACTCCAATAACATAGCTCATATACCGATACGGGGGGTGTTGGGTCAAAGATTGTCATCGTTGGAAAAGATTTGTGGGGCTACAGATTATTTAGATATTCAACAGATAACTGATGATGCAATTAAACGAAATGCTAAGGGAATCCTCTATAATTTCGATAGTTCAGGAGGTATGGTACGTGGCTGCGAAGATTTGGCACATTATATTTCTAAGCTGCCTATTCCAACTCAAGCTTATACTGATAGTCGATGTAACAGTGCTGCGTACTGGTTGGCGTCGGCTTGTAATGAAATCATGGCATCATCATCTTCGGATGTGGGATCAATTGGAGTAATTTTACCTTGGGTCGATAAAAGCAAAGTTTGGGAAGTAGAAGGATTGAAATATGATCCACTTATAAATGAGGGAGCAGATTTGAAGGCCGCGGGGTCAGGACCATCTTTAACTGATGTACAGAAGCGGTACTTACAAGAAAGTGTAAATTATGTCGGAGAAAAATTTCAACAGTTCGTGAATGATCACCGGGAAGTCAAGCCAATAGTATTTAGGGCCGGAACATATTTCGGCGATCAAGCAGTGAAAATAGGATTAGTAGACGGAGTAGGCTCATATGATGATGCCTATAAAGCACTTTTGACACGTGTCAAAAACGGAAATCGGACTCCTGTACCGACAAAAATTCAGGTAAAGGCTAAAATGACAATAGAAGAACTTAAGGCTCAACATCCTGAGTTATATGAGACGCTAGTTCGACAAAGCGATGATGCGACCCGAGTGGCTCAAGAAGCAGCGAAGGCACAGGAGCGGAATCGTTTAGCCGAATTAGATGCTTTGGCATTCACACCAGAATCCAAAGCGATAGTAGATGCTGCCAAATCAGACGGACGAACAGCACAAATGATTGGCGTTGAAATTGCAAGATTGCTTGCCAAAGATAATGAACATCTGAAATTACAGGTTGGCGTTTATAAAGGCGCGAAACCGACTTCAGATGTGGCGAGTATTGATCCAACGACTTTCAGTGATCAAACAGGTGAGAAGCAGTTAGTCGGTCGAGTGACTGCGGCATTCAATAGGCGATTTGCGAAGAATGGGAGGAATTAAATTATGGCTGTTTCATCTACAACGCCTGTAACGCCGATTCCAGGCCAGCCAAGCTATCAAGTGCTGGGTCAGAGTCCACATATTCAGCGATTCGGTGTTCATCGTCGTTCAATTGTTATCAAAGATATTAAAATTGCCAATCATGCTACGTTAGGCAATTTAAATACAGCATGGGGAGCCGCAGGTGTATTGCCGGAAGGTAGTATCATGCAGCTTTCGACTGATGGCAACTGGTATCTCTATGGAGCATCGGGAGCAGGTGCTGGGACTCCAGCATTAATTGGAAGTACGGCTCAACTATGTATCTTGATTGATCCATATGATACGGCCATCAATGGCACAGGTAATCCGGTCGTCGGACAAGCTTACTTTAGTGGATGTTTCATCGCGAGTTTTCTTTGGACTGCGAATGGTGTGACTTGGACCGATCTAGGTGCTAATAGTATTGTTGGCATTTTACGTGCAAATGATATTATGGTTGAGGGCACCACTCAAGTTCAACCCGGCACTCCATATCCCGGTTTGGGTTATGGTGTTAGCATACCTCGGGAGGATGCACCCGTCTAGGAGGATTAATATATGGCACTTAATCTTGATTTATATAGGACGACGGTACTCCTTGAGGCAATCCGTCTACAACCTATTCATCAAACCTTCCTGCGGGATAATTATTTTCCTGTGGTGAAGGAGTTTATTACGGAAGACTGCTTGGTAGACATTAAGCGTAAGCAACGTGTGATGGCACCGATTGTTAGCCGTAGGAAGCGTGGGCAGGTTGTTGAGCGTTATCCATATTCAACCTTCCGTGTCGAACCTCCCTTCATTGCTCCGGTCAGAACTTTGACTTTAGAGGATTTGGAGAAGAGGACACCAGGAGAAGATTTATTTGATCCAATGTCAGTGGAAGAACGTCAACTTGTTCTATTGACAGAAGATACAGATGAACTCTTAACACAGATTGATCGGCGTGAAGAATGGATGGCTGCTCAGGTCTTGACTACAGGCGCGATTACAGCACCAAGCGATGATCCGACTGATCCTTATGAGTTCATGGTCAATTATAACTTCCAACAGTATGTTCAATTGACCGGCAGTTCTACATGGGATCAATATGCTACAAGTAATCCATTTGTAGATTTACAGTATACGGTGGACTTGGTGACGCAGAATTCGACTTTAATTCCGAATACTGCGGTAATGAATCCGTATACGTTCCGATATTTCATCGCTAGTCAGCAGGTTCAACGAACTTTATTTGCGCGGATGATCAGTATTGGCGAAGTTCGACCCCAAGAATTGGAATCGCCCGGAGTTAAATTAGTTGCTCGATTGAATGATCCGGCAATCGATATCTATACATATAATGAATGGTATTTCACGCCTTCAACGGGTAAGAATACTAAGTTGATTCCTGATGGGACAGTTATTGTCGCATCGGATGTAGATGGTGGAAACGCCAATCGTATATATTGTTCGGCTGTCAAACAAATGGACCCTGAAACAACTCAGTATAAGACATATGCGGCACGGCGAGTTCCGCGTGTTTGGGCTGATGTAAATGATCAGGTGCGAAAATATTCTGTAACGAGTAAGACATTACCAGCACCTATTGAGGTAACTCAATGGGCAGTGTTGTATGTCTTTCCAGTGGGATTTGTTTCGCCGCCATAGTTTTGACACGTGTCAAAAATCAAAAACGGAGATTTGTATGGCAAAAGTTGCAAGATGTTTCATAGTATGGCAGAGTCCACCAAAAACTGATGAGGAGGGAAATGCCCTATCAAGGCGAATGTTAGGAATTGAAATGGATGAACCAGATACTGATCGAGTGGAAATTGCACTGGAAGGAGTAGTACCAGATGTAGTTCCCGAAGAGGTAGTGGCCGAATGGGAAGCAAAAAAGTGGGTATATGAAGATCCAACTCGGGAAAAAATTGCGGCACCAGAAGGACCACCACGTATGTTGATGCCTGTTGTAGCGGCTCAAAAACTCGAACATGCTAAAAAAATAGGAGAGGCTCCTAAAAAGACAGGTATACCATCGAGACCACAATAATGGCATATGTAGCTCAAACATATTTGATCTGGCAAGGTATTGAAATAGCGCAGTTTGGGGTAGTGCCTGATGCTGTAGATCCAGCTCAGGTACAGACATGGTTGGCTGCGGGGCAAGTAGTGGATGATCCTACACGAGCGAATATCGAAGATCCTCCTGTGATATTTGCTCCTGTCGCGCCTCCTCGCCCCAAACCACCACTTGACGATGTACCACTTGATGGCGTTTGACACGTGTCAAAAGAGTTCAATAGCGTATTCCGATGGGATGTAGAAGATACATTTTTGGGATTAGATCGTGGATGGGAATTTGATGATTGTGAATTTGCTTCAAGACGAGAATTTGCGTTTAAGGACCAAGGCTCAACTTATCGCGTTCGTCAGATGCTCGTCATATGGAATCACGACATCTTGCGTAATCTGCCTACCACAGTCCTCTACGGTCAGTTGTTGGTGGGCGATGTGCTCTTATTAACTAAGATTCGTGATTGGCCCCAGCGTCCTCGTCGGGGTCAAGTTATTTGGAGTCCTAGAGATACGCCTTGGACAATATTAAATTGCCAAGAGATCCTGAGAACACTCTATCGAATTAGCT